CGCCCAGTGCCTTACGCGTACCGTAAAGCATATCCAGTGCATCATTTAAATCCGGTTTATCTTTATTCATTGGGCACCTCCGGAAATAACCCGTGAGACCACCCAACCTGAGGCGGTTTGCTGGATATTGAAGCGGAAGCTGATATTGCTGTGCACGGTAATTCGCTCAATAAAATTACTGGCAAGGTCAAGAGAGCGAAAAGTACGGATTGGCTGGGAAACAAGAGGTGGGCGTTTGTACGCCGAGCGAATGCTCATAATGTTGCCTTTCGAGTTAGTCATAAAAACTCCCTCATGCTGCTAAACATGCTGGAGACGGACGATTGCAGGGTTAGCAGACCGGTACTCGAAACCGGCAGGCCGAAGCCTCCCCACCATCGCCCGCCATTGAAAGGCATACTAAGGTGTTTACAGATATAAAAACACCGCTTAACACTTGACGTGCTCATAGCGGCTATCTGCCGAGTAATCCGGGCTGCTAAACCCGTGTGACCTATTGAAGCCACATGTTCATTTAACAATAACATCGAAGGCTTGTCAACCCTGATTCTGAACAAAACCAGAATAGCTGTTATAGGAGAATGACAAAAAAAAACCTCCTGTGCAGAAGGAGGGGAAGGAGATATATACTAAAAACCCAACAACAAATTACGTCAGCACAACTCAGCTGGCGCGCCGCTCATTTTAATATCCACTGAATTTTTTGACAACTCGACTAATTCAGTTGTACCGGCATTTCTGATCAGATAACGCTGGCCTGAATCTGTCTCAAAGGTTAGAGTCTGGTCACGCAAACGCTGCAGCATAGTTACATCCAGATTACCGGTATGAACCAGTTTAAACTTCACAACACCGGGCTGATTTTCTTTAGTATACAACCCCACAAAACCCAAGGTACTTAAAGCCGCTTCGCTCACCGGACCGCCCACTGTCAGCGTGGCATCAGGTTCGGAATGCACCCTCTGTCCGTTAATACTGATATAACACATACCGGTTACGCCGTTATTATTCGCCATGATTTATCCTTTACAGTCGGTATTGAACGGCTGCAGCAAACGTTCTGAACTGGTTGACAATATTAGGTGGTAAAACAGCATTTACCCGGTCCATATCAGTTTTACTGCGCACAACAATCCGGTTTTTCTTGGAAGTCTCAACATCTTCAACAATACCCATTTCCTCCAGATCACGCTCAATTGCTGTGATTTCATCATTAATTGCGTTAGGAGTCACAAATTTCTGTCCCGGAGCAATATTGGTACCATTGTTTACCAGTTTGTGCCGTGGCCATTTAGCTGCAATACGCGCTCGTACGACATAGCGGTAATAGTCTACAGTCCATTTTGTTTCCAGACTCATCAGACTTCGGTCATCCAGTCCGAGTGCATTTTTCTGGTAATACGTCACCACCCTCTCCAGCAGTACCGTGCCCTGAGTATCAATGGTGACTGTTGAAATACCGTCTTTAACCAGCAATGCCCGTTCACCATAAATGAAACGGTCCTGGCTTCGCGGAGCTAGTACACCCGGAATGGCCACTGATTTCAGCGGCAATGCCGGATCATTACTACCATACCATTCACATGTCAGACCGAAAGCTGTAGCCAGCTCAGGTACCCATGTAGGAGAGTTTTTCAGCCCGAGACAACTTCCATGAGCGGAATTGCGCTTTTCACCGAATGTGCTCAGTTGCGCATGAGTGCCACGCATTGCTGAGAAAATATGACCGGTTTTCATATTCATACCGCCCCAGCGCGCAGTCATATCCGCATCAATTTGCAGCCAGTTCATATCATCGTTATACGGGCAGATAATCGTATAAAACTGCTCTTCACTAACCGCTGCTAGCGCATTAGCAATAACGGGCGCACCACTGCCACCGCTGAGTTGGCCAATACTGCCACTACCACCAGAAATATTCACTGTAATGCCGTTAGGCAGGCTGTCGCCATCATAATACTGCCATGCCACCTCAAGACCATTACCTATATCGCCTGCATTTTTCGCTGTCAGTGTGACAACCGCATCGCTCACTGCAGCAGTGACTGGCAGGTCTGCATTCTGAGCCAGAACAGCCTGAATGTGTTCCGCAATCATTACAGCAGAATCACCGCTGGTAACAGTAATTTGATGCTGTATGCCGCCGACGTAAATATTCAGTACCTTACTTTCCACAGCTGAGCCGGCCACCGTAATAGTAGCAGAAGCTGCCACTCCGGTATTTTCTACAGCAATGGCGTAAACATCCATCATACCAAGACTATTAAATACATTCTGCATAGCTTTAGACATACAGTGCAGTACAGAACCCTGTCCATATTTTGCACTGGCATCATCTGCATTGAGCAACCGCTTCGGTACCAGCAACGGTTCTTCAGAACTGTCCAGTTTCTGGCCGATCAGCAGCACTTTATGTTCCATAATAGCCGGACCGGATATGGCCGCGCTTGGATCAATCTCAAGAAAAACACCACCTAGTGGCGTATCACCGGAAATAGTATCAAATGTAATATTATCAGCCATCATTTACCCTTCACAGGCTTTACTTCAACCAGATCACCATCGGCTATTCGACGGCGGTAATAGGCAGTTAACGGCAGCATTTGCCCTGTCTCTACCACATACCCCATACCGTTTTCCAGCCTTACTTTTAAGCCATTTGCCGGCTTAAGGTTCATTTCTTCCATCACTTACTCCATATTCAATATTCATCTCAGCATCTGGTACACTTTTACTAAAATCTCTGTTAAGCCACTTTTCATGTTCCGCACGACTCTCATGCGGTTCAATATCAATAAGTGCATTAACGCCTTTCAAATCGCTGACAATCACATTGGGCGGATACATATCCTGCGGTACCTCACCCTGTTCGTTCATATTGGCCTCATTCAGCGGTCCATAATTAATACGTAGCACAAACCAGCCATATGGAACCTTGCTTTGTGCCGAAAACTCCACAAAATCTAGTTCAATATGCGGCAGCCCACCGGTATTACGCAAAAATGCCCTTAACTTTGAAAACAACGCTAGTTCAGCTACTTCAACCAGTCCACCTATCTGTTCAGGATCATCTGCCGGTTCCACTTCCAGCTGGCCTGTTATCAGCACTCGTAACGAGCTTGACCAGTCATCACGAACGACAATGCGTTCCAGCAAAATGGTAATCACACCCTTCAGCAATTCATCTCTGCGTAAATCTGTATGGTCAATCAGACTTCGGTTAACCAGTACATCAGGTATTGCGGTTTCAATTCCGGCCTTGAGGTCATCCAGATATTGCTGAAAACAGTTCATTATCCGAATACTTCCTTCAGTCCGAGCACAACATAATCTTCAATAATGTCCTGCAGCTTTGGCGCCACCTTTTCATATGCTGGCTGCCAGAAGGGATGTGCACGTGTACCAGCTCGGTAGATATGTTTTTTCAGCCTGTGTGCATCACTTTCCGGATCTTCAGAGCCTCGCGCGCGGAACCAGTCAATTAAAGGATGAATAGGAGGGTAATATCCCGGCTTAGTGCCTTTCTCAACATAATAGGCATAACCGACATGTGGATAGATATCCCTTTCATACATATTCGGACGCTCAGGATAAATACTGTTCAGCAAGGTCGTGAGTGCAATACTGTCGTTTTCACGCAGCTTGTCACGTGCTGCCTGTACCATTGTCATCGCTGCTCTGTCCAGCCCGCTGCCCAGTTTCCTTTCCATTACCTTAGGAGCACGACTGAATCCTTCAGTCACCTTTTTATGGTCGATATTGAATTCAAATCTCATCGGTACGCCCGTGCTTTAAATTCATCCATAAGAGTTATATACAGATATGCAGGCGTACCGTTCATAGGTGTACTGCTGATACCCTCGCGCAACTGGTAAGACTGAGTAGTATTTTTCATAGATATTTCACGCATCGCCTCAACCTGAGCACGCAAAATCAATAGTCCTATCTCTTCGTCATTCAGAGAACATTCATCCTCAGTCAATACATGGGCTGCTGTATAAATCAACTGACAGCATGAACCAATCAGCCGTTCCTGCAACACCGTCGGAGCAGGATCCGCAAACAGAACTAGCTTACCTTCAGTATCACGGAATACCCGCCATTCCGGTAATGCACCAACATAGCTATCATCCCATGGACGCTGAGAGGATTTCGCACTTATCCCCCAGTTGCATTTATGAATACGAATCAGGTCTGCAGGACACGGATATCGGTCGCGTCCTGCAGCAACCTTAATTTCAGCAATCTTCAGCTGAGGTCGTATCTCAGATAGTGCAGCCAGAGCGACATCAATATGCCGCTCAATAGCGACCTCATTAAATGCTCGCTTAGAATCAAGTAAACTTGCACCATATCTGGATACGATCTCATTGCGCATGCGAGTCCTGCCCTCCAGAATTATCATCAGTTCCTTGTTCGTTACCGCCAAAAAACGAATCTATTCCATCACCTTGCATGTTGCTTGACAGACTCAGAGTGCGTTCAGAAATTGCACTCAACACCCCTTTTCTATGCTGTCCGAGCTGTTCCAGCTCACCTAATTTTTCAAGGTCATCAATAGTCAAGTCTTCGATACCAGCAATCACCCCAGATACATTCTTCTTTAAAAGTTCGGTCAGAGGATCGGGCGGTTGTGCAGCACCAGAACTTTGGCTGCGTTCCGAAGCCAATAATCGCTCATCAACAAAACGAGTTTCGCCCGGCGGTACCAAAGTAGTGCCGATAAAAACCACATGTTCAGCAGTATTGGTAAAAGGTTTGACGGCCATGTTTATCCCCTTTCGGAAAGAGCTTCTTCGCTGTAAACCACAATAGAGGTATAGCGGTTAGAAATAGGATTAGGCGTATGAATTGCATTGTATTCTTCGCCATAAGCAACCTTTTTACCCAGAGGCTGGCCTTTTCCATTCATCATTTCAGTCAGTTCACCAGTAGCAAATGGCTTAACCACGGTATAAGCAGTGGTTCCGCGCGAGCCCATAATAATCCGGCAGTCACCCATATCAGTTTGCGGAGCATTTGTACCAAATACAGACACATCCTTAATCCGTGCTAAATCACCAGTAGCAGCTGTATTGGTACCATCGCGCTTCAGTGAAGCAACAAACTGTTCAGCATTCGTGATTGTGTCATTTAGTGTAGGACTCATGAGCATAAAATCCGGAATTTCAAAGCGCGTACTTGATAACATAGCCTTTTGCGCTCCTACTTTCTGTAACAGCTTGTTTAAATATTTCTCATAATCCACATCGTATGGATTATCCAGATTGAATTTAACAACATTTGTGGCATAACTGTAGGCGATTGTGGCTTGAGAAATACCCTGAAGAGGATCGCCCGCTTCATTTACCAGCTGTATCTCACCATAATTCAGATTAACCAGACGATAGTAAGTTCCGGAAGACTGATCACCACTACCATCAAAAGCAGGCACCTTTTTACCGTTAACAGTAATTACAATCGGGTTACGCGGTTGATCAACCGGGTCGCCTTGCAAATTGATGGCCTGATATGGCCGCACTATCGGCCAGTTTTTGGTATATAACATACCGGTGTCAGCATTAACAGTTACAGCCTCACTTACTACATCACACGCCATATAACTGTCAGCTGCACGCTGAATTTCATTGATAATGCGTCGCGCTACCAGCTCGCGCATAATGCGGGCATTAACTTCAATGTTACGTGCCAGTGCATCCCAGTTAATCATTGATGAGCGGGTAAAATGAATAACCTCATTAGTAACACTCAGTGCCAGCTTCATCTGAGTTACATACGCCATATCCATACGCTGCTCAACACCGGCACTTGGAATGGGTTGTCCCTCTGAAACTATTCCGGAATTAACAATTTCGGTAGTCTGACGCTTTTCATATGGTATCTGGGTTGTTTGCTGCGCAGTAAAATCTGTCAGCGTTCGAACCAGATTCAATACATTCAAATCGTGCAACGATTCGCGAATAACTTCACGCACCACGCCATAAGGCAGTGTCGTGTTTGTCATACTCGTGCCACTGCTGGATAATTTTTTATGTTCTTCGGCCAGTTCTGGAGCAAACCTTCGATCATATTCGGACAGAATCTTGCTAATAAATACAGTAGGCTTTGCATCCAGTGCCAGATTACAGGCGTTATCAGCCCTTTTCAGATGATTATGGTAATACTCACTCAACTGTTTAACGCTGTTATCAGGAACAGTAATATTCGGAGTACCGGCTACCTGATAACCCATTGATGACAGTGTACGTGCTGCAATCAAAGACTGGCCATGTGTAATTTGATGCTGTGCCAGTGCCTTAATCTGAGTCTCAGTCATATCTCTGGATAATAGAGAAATACCTTCTTCAGATAATTGTTTTTTCATGTCATCTGGTAAACCATCAACTTTATTAATTTCTTCTGTCAGGAGTTTTTCCGCTTTAGCCTGTGACTGCTGCTTTTCTTCCTCCTCTTTCTTAACTTCAGCCAGTTGTTTGGCAACAATACTAGCTATTTGAGCTTCAGACAGCATTACCGGATTATTTGCCTGTTGAGCAGAACTTGTCTTACCTCCCGGATTATTACTGGTATTATCAGACGGATTATTAGTCGTATTAACAGATGTATTATTCTGCTGAGAAATAGGTGCAGCCGGCTCTGACAGCTTTTTAGCCGTACCTAGTAAAGACGACACAATTTTATCCGTTTTTTCCTGTGGCATATCCTCAGTGATTGATAATTCCGCCAACTGTATAACTTCATTAATTACAGGTTCAGCATATTTAAGCTCTGACAGCTTTTTCTTTAACTTCTCAATTGCTTCCATATTCGCTCTCGCATTTTTTAAAATAGATTCAGCCAACTCAGCTAAAATAAACACATCACCGTCGGCTTCACACGACAGCGTTATAGGATCCAAACGTTTAATCACTGGGCGCACAGTCAGACCGGCACCTAATAGCGTTGCTCCATGACAAGCCCCAGCCTCGTTATCTTGCCAATTGTCACAAAATTCAGCAGATAAATAGACAAATCCACGTTTTTGCACGGCCTCCAAACCATAATCTGTCCATTCAACCAGCGCACGCAGCCGCGAACCTTCAATACTCAGTTTGATGATTTTCGCAGCAGCACCTTTAGCAAAATCATGATTTACATCCAGAAATACTTCCTGCCCGATAACCTTCTGGTCAAAATTACGCACCATTGACAAAAGCATATCGTGAGTAATTTCAAACTTTCCGTAACGCGGGTCTGAAAAACTGCCTTCCCTGGTCACTGTTACCCACGATGTCTGCTTATCCTTACCGGGTAATGTAGCCTTCGAAGACAAAACCCGGTAAACATTCTTTTTATCAGCACCCATAGACCTACCCTTTATCAATAAGAGCAGATTAACCAAAGCAATAAAGACAAAAAAGGGGATAAATAAGCAATAAAAAATGCTCTCTTCACGAGAGCGTTTTCATTCTTTATGGATTAATCTAATGTGGGTGTTAAATATAGACATGCTTGTAAACGGCCTCAACATAGCTAAACGTATTAGGATGAGCCGGCCACGGACAGGCATCTACTGGATATACACCTGCACCTAAATCATATAAATCAGCAGTAGCATGCGTGTCACAGATATCCTTGCGCGGATGTCGCGGCGATAGCATGAAACGTAGACCAATTGCGTCAGGATCTTCCCGGACCATTTGAATATAACGTTGGCCATGAGCTCGATTAATCTCCGTACGTAATACCCGCTTAAATTTCATACGAGCATTGTCATTACTCAGCAACATATTATGTAAACGCTTGGCAATATCAGCACCACCGGCTTCTTTTAATGCCATTTTCAATTCTGCTGATTTATTCAGCAAATGTCTGGTGGCCTTTTCAGCATCCCAGCCACGCTGTACCGCAACGTCTACGACAGCTTTCATGCTTTGAGCAGCACCGGAATGGATTCTCCATAAACGTGCCGATAAGTTTAATCCGTCACGCATGGGTGAGTTAATCAGATAATTAACCGTCAGCTGCTCCGCCTGTTTATTCACAGGTCGCTTCGGGAAGCCCAGTCTGGCAAAAATCACAGCACTGGCAATACCATCATATAACAAACTGTTCTGCGTCGTTTCCAGCCGCTTTAATTCAGTATTAATAAATTCGTGAATATTTGCCAAATCAGCCAGACCAATATCATTAAAAGCAGCAACGAATTCTTCAATTCTGTCTGCAGCATGCCGGTAATTGGCATCACTGCTTTTTTCCAGTTTTCTAATCAGCTCCCACGTTTTTTTTAAATCAGGCCGGCTTAGTGGAGCTTCCGGAATATCAGATATGTCATCCATTACTTATACTCGTAGCACTGTCCCCTTTGCGTGCATTACTTGGCGTTATACTAATTCTAGGCTGTGAAATATCAGGATACGGGTCATAATTTTTCTCATCATTTTCACGTCTGGCTTCTACATCTTCCGGGTTATAACCCAGTTCCTCCCAGAGCATAGAATCCGGCAAACCCAAAGCTTTCAGTTTCAGCACTCTGTCAGTAGTCTGGCTGAGAGATTCAGTACGTCGTTCTGCAAATGAAATTTTAAAATTTTCAGCATCTGCATTAACACCTTTTAACAGCAAATGTAACCTGAACCCCTGCTGATATACCCATGCCAGAACATCCTGCAGCTGATCAACTTCATCAAAATAATCACGCTTAAGGTCTTCAAGAATGTCACGGGATAATCCATCTGTATAGCCGGCTAGTCCTTTCGGAACAGGACTGCCGGAAAAAAAGGAGTCCAGCAGATAAACTACATCATTAATTTCGCCCAGATTCACATCGCCCTGAATAGCAGAAACTGTCCCTTTTTTATTCATATAAAAATCAGTTGCAATCTGGTCTTTATTCGCTTCCACTTTAGCCCGGTATTCTTCCAGTTCATCCTTGGACGCATTTTCCATTACATGTGCCAGACGCATAGGACTGCGCGCGCGGCGGCGTATAACCAAATCTGTATCTGTCATACGTAATTTGCGCCATATTTCCCTGCAGCCATCCAGAAACGGCCGCCCCATACAGCTTAAATCATCAAAATTATCAGGATCGTTACGTGCCAGAGTCAGCTGCCATAACGGAAACACTGCCAGATTCTGGCCTGTACGGTAATCATACTGAACAAATGCTTCTTTTATATCCTTAAACCGACCATTTACCCCAACTTTCGGAAGTATTGTTTCACTAGGCATCCTAATGCCTGCAACAACATTACAGTCCTCATCCAGCACCCATTGTATGGGCAGATTACCCTCTATAATCAGCCCGCGTGCATCAGATTTCAGCTTTTGCGCATTATTCAGCTGCAACCTGTTAACAAACGCATGCCATTCTTGCTGAACCAGAGATGACGGATCAGATTGAATAATTACCAGCCCACCGCGTGTTACATCACGTGCTATCCTGTCATGAATCCGTTTTACTCTGCCATCAGCTTTATCCATCATCCGGATATCATGAATCACAGCTCGCAGCTCATAATCTACAGTCTGCAAGGCAAATTCCAGCCGTGATAATCTTTCCGGAGTGGGTCTGTAACCCAGCTCAGAAGTATTCATATGCTCAGCTTGCCCAGTTACCGCTGTTTTTCTGGCAAATCTATTTTTCAGACTAGAAACAATACCCATTAATAATTTCCTAATAACTGATCTTGCGTAACATAACGAGTAGCCACCGCAGTGGGTACCGTACTATCTCTGCCAGCTGTAAATAATGCAAAAACACCTGCACAGGCGGCATCAAACAAATCATCACCTATTTTTGGATTGGCCATTTTATATGAATTGTAAGCAGCATTTTTGGCCGGTGCCGACTTCACATTGCCTAATTGCCGGATAAACAGTGCAAAATCACTACTCTCTTCATTTATATTGTTTAGACAGCTTGGTCCCCAATTCGTATTGGCACTGCTTTTTGTTTTAAGAGCATCTGAACCATCATCAATATAAGGAATTGCAGCCTGACCATTGTGGAAAGCCGCCCGCAGCAAACTTGCCATATTATGCTTAGTCATACCCTCAAAACGTATAGGTGCAAACGGCCATTGCATCCATGTACTGGCGGTACTTTGTCCATCACCAATACTGCGCCGGTCGATTTCAGTTAACCCATGCGAAAACAGCATATCATTTAAATTAGTAAGCATACCTAAACCATATGCATCTCCCATTGCATAATCCGGTCGGAAATATTGCCAGAATCCAAATAAATCCCGCTGTACCACTGCATCATCAGTACCTGCAGGCCATGTTTTAACAAATGGAAAAGTAACAAAATTACCAATCTGTTCACAAACAACAAGAGCCGACTTCGAAGCATGAGCACTTTCACCGTGACCGGAATGATCGTAACCAAAACTCAGCAGCCCGCGCTTCTTATAACGGTTACCTGGTAAAGGAGCAGCAGGCTGCAAATTAGCTGATAAACCTACAGCCATAGCCCGTCTGATATATTTTTCCCAGATGTGGTTTTGTGCTGCAGCATTAATGCATAAAAATTGCCGGATGTACTCTGCTTCAGGTAACTGGTTTTGCATTTCTGTAACGAAAGCTTCATTTAAAATACCCAGTTCCATACCCAGATACACATCTACAGTAGGCAATATCCGATAACCACCTGTATCAATCAGCTGAGACAGTACATCAGCACCCTTATACACACCTGTAATACGAATTTGAGGGTCAAAACTAATCCGCTGATCCACACCCAGCCGCCGCGCAGAACCAAGCATAGGTAAGAATCTGGAAAACAGCCGTTCGGACGGCATATCATCAATTTCCTCAAGACTGCCAATACTTAGACCATCACCATCAATCTGGCTCATAATACCGTAGCAAATAGCCTTACTGCCGTTATAAAACTGATACTTTGTATCAGCCATTTGCCTACGTCCATTTTTATATCCTATCCAGCCTGACAAAATCGCACTTCGCCTGATAGCATCAAGGTGATACATGATATTTGTCTGGCTTTGCTGCAAACGCGGAGCAACAATGCCCTCCTCCTGAAACGGAGTTGTGGCCAGATATTCCAGACAGTACATCTCTTTGACAGCAGTTTTACCGGTACGACGACAGGAAAAATCTACAGTGTTTCGGTGCATGTCCATTTCAACCATTTTTAACACCTGCATAGGATCCAGATCCACGTTATGGACATGTTTATGCCACAGAGCATGCGGCTTAATACCAGTATCAGAATCAGGTAAAGCAAACCGCATAATTTCCTTTTCAGCACGGTGTTGTAATTTTATTCGCTGAACAGCCGAACTCATGAGTAATTACCTATTTCCTTTATAAGGATTTCAAGTTTTTTCAGCCATGCCTGCTCACAAGCTTCACATGACCAGCCATACCGCAGCAGTTCGTCTTTTGTCAGTTCTTTACCACATCCTCCGCAATGGCTATCAGTCATTTTTCCTCACCATTTTGCTGCCGGTATTCAATAAGCACAGGATCCTTATCACGCCGGGCATTAGCCTTTTCAGCTAAGTTAGCAAGCCTTTCAATAGCTGCCGCACTACGGTTTTGATACTCTAATAAACTTTGCTGATTAGAATCATTAACAACCAAATTACCTAGTTTTTCCTCTTCATCCTGAATAACTTTCGGAGTCATACCCATATCAGCCAGTGACATACCGTTTTTACTTAAAAAGTCCTGTAAACTACGAAGTAGAGGATGAGCATTAACTTCATAGATAACCTTCATCTCCCCTGTTTCATAATCCAGATATTCCCCAATTACTACATTACCGTCTTTATCCAGCTTCCATGCCGGAGAACGTAAAGTTACCCCGTCAGCAATAATTGTTTGTAAAACCTGCTGCACAATAGCAGTGATAGCAGACTGAATTTCAGAATAAATAGGAGTTAAATGTTTTGGGTCACGCTGCTCAAATGCAGCATGATGTAGCATAAATAACTGAGTTTGCTGCTGACATGCAGGTTGAGAACGACAAAAATCACGGTCAATCTGACAACTTTTACAAGCAGGGTACCCATCGGGCTTACTAGGAAAATAACGTGCCACACGCGCGTTCATTCCGTGCTTGAGTGCATTAAATCTCGTGCGCTTAGCCTCTTCAGGTGTAGGGTGTCCACTTAAATTCTTACTTACTGCAGCCTTGCCCGCTGCTGTAACTGGACCTGTCGCCTTAGACCACGCCTTCATCAAATTACGATGAAAAGGAGCCTGCCCACACATCTCGCCACATTTTGGGCATGGTGCGCTATATCTATATGGATGCCATTCACACTCTGGATCATCAGTAATCTCCGCCGGCATACATTCAAAATTATGTCTGCACTTGGAACAGCGGAAAGTAACTTTATCAAGAGATTCAGATAAATCAGATTTATTCATACTGGGCATTTAACTGCCAAATATGAAGACAAACTAGGGGGAATTTTTGACAAAAATATGTTATTAGAATAATTATGCAGCTTTTCTCCAAAACTGCGCTGGTAATTCAATTTTCATTATTTTGGTTCGTAGTAACGACATGTCGGCGTGCCATTCATTCTTACAATGAACTCCTTTTATATTCACAATCCGTTCGGGTAAATAGTTTATAACTATTTCATCATCAAATACTTCAATACTCTCTATAAATGATTATAATAAAATTATTTTTTTCAAACCTTCTTTATATTTGTTATTAAATTCGGCAGAGCTTTAACAGCTGAATCAATTTCAATACCAGAAGGCTCGACAAAGACAGGTTCAGCAGATATTTTTTCCTGTTCAATTAATAGAGCTCTTTCTCTTTCATCATAATTTGATATTCGTTTCATAATTGAACTTACTTCATCTGAACCGTTCTCAATTGCATTTATTAACGTATCACGTTTACGCTTGACATCGTTCAGCTCATTCTTAACGAATTCAATTCGCTCTTTTCGTTCAGAATTTTTTTCAGCATGGATATTGTACATTTCTGTCAGAAATGCTTTAACCATATCTTGTGTTAATAACTTATCTACAACCATTTCAAGTAGATATTTATCAAATTTATCAGCTGCTATACGACGAGATTTACAACTATATCCTTTTCTAAATCGATTACAGTTGTAATAACTATAAATACGATTACGTCCAGTGGCTGTTTCTATTACTAAAGAGGAATGACAATTACCACACCTCAGTAAACCTGTAAAAAAGAACGTACTGCTTGGACTTCCAGCCTGAGTCAGACGTGGAGAAAAGCGGCTTTGAACCTTTTCAAAGATATGTTTATCAATTATTGGCTCATGCGTTTCTTTTACAATCCAGTCTGTTTCTGGATTTAGCTTCCGTTTAGTTGTTCGATTAAATATAGTTACCCCAATATATTTTTCATTCTTCAATATCCGGGTGAGACTTGGAGCCTGAAACTCTACACCTCTAAAGGTAATACCGGCATTATTTAAATCACGACAAATACTGATAGCACTTTCCCCATTAGCAAAGCGTTTAAATATTTGTTGAACTAGACCAGATTCAGTCGGATCCGGAACCAGTTTTTTGCGTTTATCAACCATTAATACCTTATAACCTAGCGGTATTCGCCCACCATTAAAAAAGCCCTCATCTGCGTTCTTCATCATCGATCTCTTTGTATCACGGCTGACTTGTCTTGAGTAATGCTCATCCATTATTTCCAGTAAAGATTCAGTAAACCAGCCTTCATCTGTATCGCTATTGATTGACATTGATGCGTAAACTAAGCGCGTACCTGATTCCTTCAGAAGCTGCTTATAACTTGCAGCATCAATTTTATTTCTTGCAAAACGTGAAGTAGACCAGACAATAAAAAAGTCGACATCATTATAGGCACAATAATTAATCGCACGTTGAAAGGCATGACGCTTAATGGCACTTGTTCCTGTAATACCATCATCACGAAAAATCTGTACAACAGCTGCGCCTAATTCAGCAGCTTTATGCTCACATTGCTCAATCTGAGCATCAATAGATACACCATCATCGGCTTGGCGCGTGGTACTCACACGTGCATAAATAATCGCCTTTTGCATGCTACTTTCTACTTAATCTGGATATATACGAATGATGTAAACGCTCGCCAAACTGATCAGCCACAACTTTGGCAATTTCTTTGACCGGCATTCCATCTGCGGCCAAGGATTTAATCAAACGCGTTCGTTCAAATCGCAACCAAGAGTTAAAACCACGAATATGCAGGTTTATTGCGCCGCTGTCACTATGTGTGCTTTCATCTCTGTCAAGAATATCCCACATTTTTAGAAAATTATCGACCCCAATAGCCGCCGCAATTTTTTGCAGTGTTGCATTCAGCCCTATTTCACGAAGAAACAGTAAGCGCGGGTCTTTTTTTTGCGACAAATTCGGTTTTTTGAGTTCTGAAAACCTGTAAGTCTGTAGGTACCCACCCTCTGTCGGCGACAATGTTGAGCACGTCTGCCGACCCCCCACCCGTTTGCCATATTTATGACAATGTCTTTTAATATTCATTATGCTATTGTCCTATTTAGTGTAGTAATCTTCACATATTTGTTGTCAGGAAATTAGGGTGCATAGTAATCGAGAGGAATATTACTTAAGGGATTATAAAAAAGTTGTGCAATTTTGGCTTGTTCAGTTCGCATTTCCATATTAAAACCATTCATACAAAGCACATCTTTGTGTTAACTAAGTTCGCTTTTTATTCTTATGCGAACTATTAAACATCATATCTGAAACTCAAAATATAATCTAATTTTTGATATGACAAATAAATAACAGACTAAATCTCTCAATATGATAAATGCATAATAGGATAAATCTCATAATATGATAAATGCATATTTTGTTTTAGGCCGTTTTGATGGCCAGTTTGCGGAATTCACAACGGCATTGAGGGGCGCCCATCTTAACAGTAAATCAGATTCACACACTATGAGTTGTAAGAATCTAATGAAGCGAAAATGTGACTTCATCTTTTCCTTTCTAATTTTCCGATTAACTCTGAAACTGGAGTTTTAATTTTAGTTAATGGATTTGATCGGTCGACATCTTTAGTCAATTTGCGTGTAGCTAAATGTGTGTATATTTGTGTGCTGCGCGGATCTGAATGTCCCATTAGCTGCAATCGCACTGGTTCATTTACATCGCTTTCTGCCAGTTCAGTACCATAGAGGTGTCGGGCTGCATGCGGGTGAAGCTGAATACTTGGAATACCTGCAGCCAGACCATGTTTCTTCATAATCTGGTAGATGCCACGGGCTGTAAGACGTCTGTTTTCTCCATGATATTCATGTGCAGGGCATTTTTTATTGCCAAGGCTGATAAATAAAACACTATCTCCAGAGGGTAATGTCCGGTCAATCTGTTGCAGTTCAGGAGCTTCAAGATAAATCCGGAGAAGTAGATCTGCCTCTTTAGGCATGGGCAGGATACGTTCCTTATCGCCTTTCTCAAGGGTACGTAACGCTAAACGTGGCTCATTTTCGATAACTTGAGTAATCACATTGGATTCATTTAATGAGACGATTCCGGTAACACGTAAACCACAACCCAGCATAACGGCGAATAGCGCGCTATCACGCAGCCCGGAGAAAGTAGACAGATCAGGTTGCCACATTAGTTTTTCGGCGTTCTCTAGGGTCAGAATTTGCGGCAATCGCTGCCCGGAGCGCGGATATTTAATATTATCAGCAGGATTTTCGCTGATATAGCATTTAATATTAGTCAGCCAGGCATAAAATTCTCGTATGCAGGCTATATATGGCCGGCGACTAATAGGTTTCAAACCTTGCTTATGTAAATAGGGACCTGTGAATAACAATAATTCATCATTGGAAATATCTACAGGATCTCTTTCGCTAAGCCACTCATCATATTTCTCAAGTACATCGTGATAAGATTTAATTGAACGTTCTGCCAAGCCATCGTTATGTGATTTATAAATTAAAAAATCTTCAAAAATTCGTTTCATTCAGGGACCACTAGCAAAATAACATATTAAATCGTGGAATGAATAATATTGCCACAAAATAAATATAAAAAACAATTGTTTATATTAAATAATATTCCACCAAAACGGGAAAACTCATTTTTCATTTTGTGGACTATTTTTTAAGCAATGCATTTTAACGTGGATTGCCTATTATGTATTTTCATCGCCTTATTATCTTTATCTTTTTGAAATTTATAAATAATAATAATAATTAAATATTGAATGAAAATAAAAAAATGTGGGTAAAATGTGGAAAAAAGACTCAAAGTGTGGAAAATCTAAAAAAATTGTGGATTTAAAATTAAAATAAATCAATATGTTAACGTTAAAAATACTAATATCCACATTTATTTTACTTTTTCTGTGATGAACTTTTTTAAAAAAATTAATTTTTTGCCTGTTTTTTAAGCGCATTCGAATAAGTAATAAAATTGAGTTGAAATGATTTCAACGGAAAAGCGAAGTTAGCGTGTACAAGTATTCAGTTTCTTAGATAGCCTGATATGAAATGGCATAAATAAAGGCTTTTATATTTATTTAGCACATAAAAAAAGCGGCTACACGCCGCTCAATTTAAAACTTGTAAATCATATTATCTTCATAATTAATTTTATGGCTTATGTGTGCAGTGATGTTAATCAACTGATAATTAGTGAATCTATGATAGTGTTCCAGCTTTCCTTCTATCATGTAATCCAGATACTGAAGAAGCTCACTGCGCGTACTTGAGAAAAATATAAACGGAGGACGCACGAATTGCATTAATTTAAGAAATTTAATCATGCCAAAATATTCTGATTTATTGTATGCACCTTGTGAAGTGGATAGATAAGGCGGATCTAAGATTAATAACGTTTTTGGCTGATTAAAATATTCAGGCATTAAAGATTCGTAGGACTGTGAAGTAACTTCCACATTATCCAGATATCCTGTTGGATACCTATAATCACTTCTCCGAATACAGTTATACATATTGTTATTTTCTAATATTTCTTTAATGGTTTTTTCCTGCCGGGCACCAAACATTAACCATGTCCGAAGCGCATGAACATCAATGAAACCATCAAATGAACGAATATAATTTATTAATTCAGCTTTTTTTTCATCTGAAAACCGATGATAGCGTGGAATATTCGCTGTCAGTTCCGATAATCCCTGACGTAAGCGGTTTGTATCGTCTATATGCTTTAAGCGTTCTCTATAGCCGTCAAAATCGTTATAAATTACGGTTGCAGCCGGTTTATACTGTTTTGCATTATGCGCCAGTAAACCTGAACCGCCAAATACATCAACGATTGTCCAGCCTGCACCATCATCTGGAATATTGTTATTCAAAACAGAAATGAAATGCTTAAGAAAAAAACGTTTTTGTCCTACAAAAGGGAGTGGAGCCTGATGAAATTCTTTGGCCATGATAACCTCTTCGGCACTCATGGCACTCTGTGTAATTAAATTGATATTTTGAAGTGATTTATGTATTTACATCGATTACATTTGATAGCAATACGGAATTTACCTTCCGCTTCAGCTAATTTACGATTACAAGACTGACATCGTAGTACTTTAAAATGCATAGCAAAACGCCCATTGTTCGACACTCATGGGCGTTCAGATTTAATTAATCACATAACAGATATATATATATAATTTTATCATATTAATGTTTAATACGATATCTGTTATATATAATAAGCATAATTTAATCGCTCATGTCAATTGTCTCCTTGCATACTTATCAATTACTGCTAAATCAATCAATGTTGTACCAAATAGTCGGTTAAACGCCATGATCTTACTTACTTGCTGCCTGGCCGTTTCTTTCGTTTTAGCAAGATAACGCATAAATGTTTTACCTTGCTGACGCAAACTGGTAATCGTTCCAGGTTCGGTAACCTGATTAAATTCAGCACAGTAATATAGAGTGAAAAGTAAATTGGCCAAATCCAGTACAGCCCGTTTCAGCGTGTAGTCACTAACTCCGTATTCTTCAGCTATGGTTTTTAATGCAGGTTTCCCGGCACAGACTTTCCCGAAAGCATTAAACACCCAGTCTGGCTGAGCTAGCATATCTCCGATGATATGCATACTCATAACTGCTACGGCATGATTATCACATTCTGCGATAAATGTTCTGCTGGTATAAACCAAAGACTCCGCATAGTCACATGTTAATGCCGTTAATGCTTTGAAATGAGTACGACGCTGCAGACTCGTAGCACTGGATTCCAGTTCCTGCTCAGCTGTTTCTACCCAAGCCATACGGCGTGGATTGGGCTGAATCAGATTCATTACCCGCACTGTGGCCAACATTAAAGTGAAATAACGAATGCAATGTAAATCGTGTTGCCTGATCAGTATGGAAAGATATAGATACAGTTTAAGTTGTGAATTCAAAAGTTCTGATTCAGTTGGCTTAGTAGGATCTTTTACCAGTAATAATCTGTTTTGCATTACCGGCATGCTCTGTCGTGTATGCAATTTCGTTTTTTTTGCAGCTGTACGTTTATCCCTTTTTGCCTTTTTTGCAGCCCGCTGATCCGCGAGCTGCTGTGAAAGTGACTTTGTGCCACTGCTACTCATAATTCTGGGCACCTTCATCGTTTTCTGCTAACCAGCAATCTTCAAATGCTTTATTAACATAGGCAATTGTTTTTGATTCCTTTTTTAAATCTGTTTTTATCAGATAGAAAGCAGGATCAAACTCAAAAATGTTATCAATTACTCCTACATGTTCTTCATAACCCCACATAAATGTTACTTTTGTTCCTATAGGAAACGGAGGCTGAATATTATTTGTTTTAACCCATTCTTCTTGTGCCTTTTTTAATTCAGCATTTACTAAATAATCATAGCTCTCTAAAATTTCTACACTCTGAGCATAAATATCCCACATATATACGTCATCAAGTTTTTTTGCGAGATAATAACCATCTCGTGAACAACAATCGACTGCTATTTCCACTATAATAGTTGCAATTTCTTCTGGAGATAACTCTTCATTTAATTCGGGATTATCTTTTGCGAGCTTTAATGCTGCAGTATATTTAATTTCATCATTTATCTGAGGACGTGGAGGGTTAAAAACAACGCGATTTATGTTTTTTTGTACAGTCTTATCCATGATGTTACTCCGCTTTTATTTTAATCAATTAATTTAAAATCAATAGTCCAGACATAAGGATTTTCGTCCCAGCGTTCTTTTCCCCAAAAAGCGGCAAATTCATCTACTGTAGACTCAGGCAGAAACCCTTCCTGCAAAGCATCTTCCGAAGTAATGTCTTGTAAACTCTGAGTACGAATGTTAGTGATTTCCAGACTGATTCGATGTGCCCAATATGGCATTTCCGACGGTCTGGACCATGTTATTAATTGTGCGTGTTGCCAGCCTGCTGCATATACAGCCACCTCTTCCGGATTTTCCGGATTAATTGTTTGTACTACATCTATACTATTTTTAAATGCTGTGGCCGGAACTAAAGCAAAGGGTTCTTTTACCCATAATCTGTCGCCGATATTGCCATAAGGACAACTGAAAATAGTAATTGACATAGTATCTTCATCTATTAATATGCTTTCGCCAGCTTGAGCTGTATTGGGATCAATGAATAATATATCTCCGCCTTTTTTTGGTTTTATTAATCTTCTGGTCTGAGTCTTACGATTATTTAAAATAGCCGTTACCATTTCTTGGTTAAATGAAATTGATTGGTCATTGGTACTATTTTTCATAGATATACTCCTTCAGTTGGTTGAAACATAGATAATTAATTCTTGATTTCTTTTACTTCCCACGGTGTTGCATACAGTCCTAGCTTCTCTAATGCTTTTAGTGAAATAGCCGTTAAATGAGCTGTTCTGCGCCCGCCAATGGTGCGTTCTACATCTTCCATACCATTTACAACCACTCCGCTGGCCATCAGCTGACGTTTGAAGACTCGTCCGGTTTTAATAGGCAGATGGTTATACTTATCCCGGAGATGATTAGCGGTACTTATATGATCCATAACGTGATTTGCGCGGAGCATTAAAACCCAGTCACCTTCGACCCGCTCCCATAAAAATGGGTGTTCATAACGTTTTGCTTCCAGCTCGGACAGCAGGATTTCCATAATCCATACCCATGGCAAACGAGTACCATCAGTGTCCATAAGATGGCTGTTCATTTCCGCCAACCCATCCTGTAAAAAATTACCCTGTTCCAAGGCTATGCCGGCAAAATCACACAAATATGCCCATGCAGTAAATACAGCCGCGTAATTTTCCATCATACGTCTGGCAGTAGCATCTGCACTGTCACTACTGGCTCTGCTGCTGCAGTAGTTCAGATATTCCTTGTGTGTTTCCCTTATCTGTTCTGGTTCAAGACTAGCCAGATACTGCAGCCATTCATAAACCGGAAACTGCGGCAGATCATGAGCAATCATTGGTCCCTGCTTTTTTACTGCCAGTGTTGAACGGCAAATCTTAGACTGCAGACTTTCTACATCGACTTCTTCACCGGCCAGTAGCACTGGTGCACACATTAAATACGGAGTGAGGGCACTGCCTACACGGGTAAATTCAAAGCGATATGTTGACTGCAGTACACCGTCCACATCGTTTAACGCAGCTTTAGGTAACTTTGAATATTCATCCCAGCCAACCGGGTGACTGGTATATGACACCGATGCCCGCCGGCGGTGATCAGTTTTCAGCATCTGTCCGGATAAAACCTGAAATGCCAGTGTTGCCTGTAAAGATTCCAGCAGTTTTGATTTACCACTGCCCTTTTCCGCGTCCATCTGGAAGTGCGGCCAATACCCTAGTACACATTTCAGGTGTGCCCCCAATGCCCAAACCAGCGGTATTGCTGCAGCATTCTGTTTAAATGTTTCCTGGTATGCTGCGATAACCTGTCTTGCATTTATTTGATTACCTCGAGGAAATGTCATGTTGTGATACAGACATTGTTTAGCCGGCTCTGTGAAAAAGCAGTCATTACCTTCCAGTGCAGCCAATTTACCGTCACGCCAAGCAAGACCGACAAAATTCACTACATCCCTTGCTGAAAGATCTGCACTTCGTTCCATAATAGTTAACATCCGTGAGAATTGTGCTGGCTTCCATATCGGTCCCAATCGCTTCCACCAGTCTAGGTTGTAAATTTTTTCACCCTGAATCACTTCACGCTGCAGCCGGGCACCACCGCGTGGTAACTGAACTGAAATGCCATAAACAGTTTCTGGCTGAGCATCCAGACTGCCGTTAATTGTGGCCAGATGTCCCTGTATAGATAACCGACTTATGGCTGCAAGTCGAAAGCCGCAGAGGTCTCCTAGACTTTCACTTCTGCTGATTTGACCTGTTTCATCCTTAGATTCTTTAAAATCCTCAACGTACTGGGTAAAATCATCCATAACGCGATAACGCCAGTACACGCTCCAGTCCTGATTAGGTAAAAATACCCTGCGCCTTCCTATGATCTTGTCTGATTCATTTGCATTAACACTGGGCATGCCGCATATCAGCCATGAGTCAGCTATCTTTAAGGAAATCTGTAATTCGGTTTTATTGGTTTCCTGTAATCTGTCGTTAATATCCTGGCCCTCAGGCCAGTCCAGCATATCCACCATTCGTGCGGCCACATCCGTTGATGTGAGTATGTCGTAAAGTTCATAGGCAGCAGCCTGCCCCGGTCGTTTACCCGTCTGAGGGTTAACTTTATCTGTGTGGTCCAGTGCTATGATTGCCCTTTTTCCGCGAAGAAATGCCCAGTCGATATTGGTAACATTAGCTATACCGCGTATGGCTATGGCCGCAATAGATTTAGACTTTGAAAAGGCCGTTTCTACTGAGAGTGCATTAATTGGTGACTCAACAATATAAACAACCGTAGCTGTTTTTAATTTGTGAGGATCACTTGTCCAGTAATATCCGTTTTTTTCGCCTTGGCACTGTGTTTTAACACCACCGTTAAGTTCGGCATTTACATAACGCAAATCTACAGCAACACAACTATTTATCGCGTTATAAATCATAAAGGCGACGGCTTCGCCACCATATCCGCATTCACCTGCAGCAACTTTGGGACTGTGATAAGTATTCCAGCCGAGGGTACGCTTTTTTATAGCTGTATTAATAACTTCAATATCAATCCCGCGACTGAGCAGATATTCAATTGCACCTTCCGGATCAGCTTTACATTTATCAGCAATGTAATCAATCTTGGTACGACTACGTGGTACTTTTTGTTCTGGAGCAGGTTTCGGTAAGCCAAACCAATTACCCAGTATGGTGGCGGCACTCATAAAGTCTTCAGCTATACCGGCATAAATTATTAAGTCGATAGTCGTACCGCCCTCTCCGGTTGTATGGTCTTTCCAGCCTTGACCATATTTACCTTGATGGTGAAGACTCAGGCTGTAATGCTTATCCGTCCGATTAGGAGAGCTATAATTACCTTTACTACCATCACGCTTCAATCCCAGTTTTTCTGCGATCTGGTGAATGTCTATGCTTTTAAGCTGGTCTAGCCATTGCGTCATTGCCGCTGATTGCATTTCAAACTTCTTTTAATAAATCATTGCTAATACCAACCCGGATACCGCTTTTATGTATTAATACAGTTGCTTGATATTCCGGAAGTTGCGCGCTCTGAAAAATATCTTCAGTAAAACCAATATCAGTCATTACCTGCGGTACATGAGCAAATAAATCATTATCGAATCTGGCCTGTACGGTAGGTTCTGTGTCCAGTATTGCCCACATTTCTTCCCAGCTTACCGGGCAGTAAGGTTTAACGCCTTTAAGATTGCCGGTGATAATTTTTACCGGTACCGCAACTATCAGCCCAGACTGTGCTGCAACAATATGATCAAAACATCGGTAAATATCACCGTTCTTAGAGTGCTTCTTCATAATGGACACAGGTACCTTCATAAATCTTCCTTTTGTCATGTGTAAAAAGTAGGTTTGCACCTAATCTGCGTTTGCATTTTCTGGTAAGAGAAAATCTGATTAATAAGATTGATGATTTGAGTTGTCATTTTTTATATCCGGCTGTTGAGTGTTATTTATTTTGTTTGGCCAATTATCCAAGTTGCCGGCCAACATAATGATTATTAATAGCAACAAGGAAACTATCCATCTCATTACCATTTTTTACTGCCAGATGGATGTAGCCCAGCTGTAAGCTTTATCAAACGCAAGCTGGTATGTTTCACCGTAAAACCATTTAATTTGTTCTTTATCCCACGTGTATCTTGGACTACCCCGCCAGCTATATTTGAGCTCTTTAGGTTCCGGAGCGACTGCCTTAACTAAAAATCCAAACACATCGAATGTATACATCCAGTTATAGAAAAGGTTAGGCCATGCATCTGCTTTTAGTTCTATCAGCCCGTCTTCTTCTACTGAGTCTTGGAATACTTCTTGCAGTTCAATTACAGGTAACTTTAAAAATTCAATTAATGCCGGACTACTATATTTTGTCTGTGTTGCTAAATGAATAATTTCATGAATATTAAATATAATTTTGCAGGATAAATCCTCAGCCAACTGAAAATTGGTATTTGTTACGCCCAACTGTTCAAAATTAATCCGTGGTAATTTTTCTTTAGTCAGTGTCTGTAAATATTTTTTAGCTGCATTAATTGCTTTTTCTACAGATGGGTAACTAATATTATTAATACACACATTATTCAAAAAAGCATTATATGAACCATCAAGATTCTGCGCTGCCGTTGGTTTTCCAGACAATAAAAATGCTTTCTGTTCTTTCTCTGTTGCCTGTTTAAACCATTTTTGCTGTCTGTAATTTAACATATGATTCTCTAATTCCATTTTATTCTCCTTATTTAAATATTATTGTTATTGTTCAGTTTTTTTAGTTCTTCCTGCTGCCATGCTTTAGCCTTTGCATAGGCTAACTCGTAAGTTTCAGCATAAATCCATTTAGGATGGATAATGCTCCATGTATATGTATATGAATCCTGCTTAATATATTTAATTTTTGGCATCATTACTTGGATTAGCCAGCCATATAATTCATGATCAATCATCCAATCAGTCCAATCATCAAACAGATCATAATCAGCATTTAATAATGCTTTTGGTTTAACTGAGCCTTCGAACGTTTTTTTAATATCTTCTAAATCTAACTCTAAAAAATCTTCAAGAGCTGAACATGGCTTGTTAAATTGAGCTGCGAGATGAATAATGGTTTCAACCGACAGCAGATTATCTTCATCAACTATATTTTTATTAAAATCGGATATTCCGAGTTCGCTCTCATTTAATTCTGGTAAATTCTGCTCTTTCAGCAGACTCAATTTATAATGCTGTGCAGCTCTATGCGCTTCCTCTGCACTTTTATACTTCTCATCATCTATTCTTACATCCCTTAACATTGCTACATAATGAGAGTTGTCTAGAGAAAGCTTGCCATCAATGATTGGAAACATTTGTTTAGAATGCGGTTCTCCTTTGATAACATAGGCCTTACGTTCTTGCTCTGTTGCGTTATCAAACCATTGTTGTTGGGTATAGTTCATACTCTGCTCCTGTTTATATTTCTTAATGTTGATATAGTGACCCGATTAGGTCGTGGGGAATCTGTCTCTTCCAAAGCTGCAACCACATCTTCACGACTTGCTTCCGTGTAAATTGATGTTGTATTTATATTGCGGTGACCTAAAGCCGATTTAATAATACGAAGTGGTTCTTTTGCTGTTGTTTTTCTCAGAATATTCATGGCAAGCGTATGCCGGAAAAAATGAGGAGTAATATTTAAATGCTTTAGCCCGGCCTCTTCAGCCCATTGTTTAACCCGTTTCTGCAGATTACGGGAACACATAGGATTATCATCTGTTCTTCCGGAAATCAGATAATGCTCAGAATTATTACTTTCTCTGATACTCAGTAAATTAATTAATGCCATTCGCAAACTTTTAGTTAAATAAATGGAATGATCCTGTTTTTTTCCTTTTCTATTTTCTTTTGGAATATATAGATAATTTGTATTCAGCGCAGTTACTGCATCTCCAACCGTAATCAGTCGAAATTCAGTAATACGCATGCCACTATGAATTAATGCCATAACGATATAATAATCGCGCTGAGCCAGTTCATCTGAATACTGTTTAATTGTTGTCAGCAAAGTTGTTTGCTCAGATTCTGTTAAATAATTATTCATTTTGAAACTCCTTATTGCTGAATAATCAGTAATAATTTCTGCTGACCCACCAGTGAAAAATCTATTTGATTATTCTGTTGCTTATTAATCTGCAGACTGCATCTGACGCCTTGATAATTGAAAGTTAAATTATTCTGTATTGGATAATTTATCTGCCCTACTTCTAGCATTAATCCGCCGTTTTCTTCGCGGTGAAACTGCATAACGCTTAATGCTTCGTCTGTTCCCAGAATCATTGGTTTGTCCAGTGTTACACTCGTTTGCTGCTTCATGATGCTTGGGTACTCCGTGATCAATAATTTCTAATAATTCATCTGTAAACAATCGTGCAAAAAGCTCAACTGGCGGCATAACGGTTTGGTCTGCTTGTAGGTTGTCTCGTACTGAAGTAATCCCAAGCTTTACCAGAAAATCAGGTGTCATCCGTCTACCATAACCTTAACGCGTTCCTGCCAGCTCACAATCCCGGATAACAAATTCATAACTTGATCGGAAAATTTAAGATATTCATTTGTCGTTATCTGGCCATCAGCCAACGCATCAGCCATTTCTTTATGTGTCCGGCCGCTGCTGATATGGATACTGTTAATAATGTCCAGTAACGCTTCATCAGCAATTTCCGTTTTATTCGGTAGTTTATATGCTGAATAATTAAATAATGCGCACAGGTTATTTAGCAGGTCATAATCAGAAGTAATATGAATAATGTCGATAAATTCCTGCAGGGTCAGCTTATGATGTGTACAACTGTCATCGGTATTTAATTTGTTATAGAGCGTCCCGCGTTGCAGATTCATAATTTCAGCAAGTTTTCTAATGCCGTAATTCTGCGCCGCTTTTCGAATTTTTTCTGAAAGTTCAGTTGTTAAATTCATTTGTGACATCTTTCACTTTTGTCATTATTCAGTCAGTGTTTAATCTGTCATACTGACGTGGTTATTTTGTTTCCAGATCAAGAATCTTAAGGACATTAATATCTAACTTATTGGCCAGTTTTTTTGCCAGTGCTATAGAGGGCTTTGACCTTCCGACTTCAATGGCTGAAATATGAACCTGTGAGCAACCAGTAGCTGCAGCAAGTTCGGCCTGTGTAATATTTTTACGTTTTCGTGCTTCTCGCAAAGTGTTCATAGCTCCAACTTGTAATACTTGTAAAAATAGTAAAAGTATTACAAGTATAATTAACACTTGTTAGAAAAGTCAACACGTGATACTTGTAAAAGTTATACTTGTGACAATTTATATACTGATTCTTAACTATGATTGCTGAACGACTAAAAGCAGCGAGACAGCTGCGTAAGAAAAGCCAAATATGGGTGGCGGATGAGGTAGGTGTTACCCAAAGCAGTGTAAGCCTTTGGGAATTAGGAAAAGGTGACCCTACGACTGAAAATATGGAACGCCTCGCTCAGGCATTAAATATTAATTATCATTGGCTTGTTACTGGTGAAGGAGATATGTATGAAACAGATATGCAACCGGCAACAGTTATTACCATTCCTGAAGAACCTGTCATACCTCCGAGCCATGCAGAACAGAGAATTGAGTTTTTAAAGCTGTTTGACCAGCTTTCAAATACCAAGCGTAATGCTTTGCTGGCTTTTATGCGTGAATGGATTAAATAAAATATACCTATGTAAATTAAAACCACGGTTAAACCGTGGTTTGTTAAATACAACACTTTTACTTATAGTAATTCAAAGTGCGGACCGTCAATAAATGCTTTCTTACCGGCCTTTTGCCGGGCTGTCACATAATCCCGGACCAGTGCTTCAGCTGTTTTATCTGTCTCATTCAGACATACACTCCAGTTTCCTCCCCATCTAATGCGGATATTCAATTCTTTTGCCGCATTGCGCATAGCTTCAGCTATTGGGTAAATGGCTGGCCAGTGCCAGGCTACTTCTTTGGTTCCGTTACCATCAAAATCAGCCCATGGAAGTAAATCTACTGCATGACCATAGCCATCATTCTGAGGTAAATGTTTACTGTTCATCGTCTGACTGGCTCCTCTTTGCACTAGCTTTACCTGTCTGTTTTTAGTTCTCAGACCTTCATATACAGAAAAATCCTGAGTTGTTTTCTGAATGGCCAGCTGGACAACCTGTACAAGTTTAGGGTGTACGCCCTCGAGCTTTTTACGACTGTTTGAACCCAAAATATAAGTCATGTTATTCCTTTCACTGAAAACTGTGGTGGCCGGAACACACGACTACCTGATATTAATTACTTCTTGAGTATCTCCTGCGTCTGCTGATAAGTTTTGACACATGCATCACGCTGTTTAATTGCAGTTACTGCATATTCCCCGATGTCGAGAATATCCTGTTCAATTTGTCCTGAACCTGTTCCCTTGTCGGCTGTTGTGCTGTTACCCATGCCGGCAGGCTGGTCAGATGTGTTTCTGGTACCGGCTGCCTGTTGCTGGCACTGCTGCAGGCGCCGAGTGCCGGCATTAACAGCCATACGCAAATTAGCGATATCTTTTTGAGCATCTTGTAACTCCTGATATTGAGACTGATCTATTTCAGCAACTGTTACAGAACTGGCCGTCTCAAAGCGACGGATAGTTTGCTGCATAAGTGTCTGCGCACGGGCTGTTTCCAGTTCCCGCGCCGTCCATTTTTTCTGCCAGTAATTATTATTGAACCACCAGCTACACCCTGCCCCTATTACTGCGGCCAGAGTTACCAAAAATAATGTGTGTTTATTTATCACGTTCCAGCTCTTTTCTGGCTCGCTGCATATACATTTCAATGCCCTTGCCTCCTGAAACACCGACGGCACAGCTCAGTCCGAGTAATTGCATACTGTTCACTGAAACAATGTCTGTACCGGCCACGAATAGGTAGGTTAATAAACCGCCGAAGGCTCCAATAGCCGCTGACTGCCATAATTTACGAAATGGTTTCGGTGTATAGTTACTATCATCAAACAGACGCATTAGTATCAGCACGATACCACCCCCGGCTGCGCCAATAACGTTGTAGAGTAAATCCCATGCGGCATAAGATGAAAGACTGTCATGCAGCGTATCTTTAACTGCTGCAAGTGCCGGCGGTGCAAACAGCAAATACAAAACTGCAGCAATAATATATTTAGAATTATGCATAGCGTGCCTTGTCATTACTGATTAAACCCTCCAGGATTGCAAAACCAATTCCTGCCAGTGACAAACACAGATAAAACCAGCGCACCGGTGCTGCTTCCGTAATTCCCAGCCAGTAAGACATAGGAATGACGTACAGACATGCCAGTGCCGGAGGTAAATAAAACCAATGCCTGCGCCGATTAATCCATGCACAGACAAATTTAATATCCGTACGTATGGTCTGTACATGTCTGCAAAGTCTGCTGTTTTGCTCATACAACTGTCTGAGTTGATGACTGTTGATCACATCCCATAGCCAGCCTGCCAACGTTTCTATAATCAGTAATGCTGCAGACCCTGCCATTCCCAGTACAAGAAACTTACCCCACAGACCAGACATGCTGATCACCTGAGCCAGTACAGATTTATGATGAAAGAACGCAATTGCTACCAGATTTAACAGCATAGCCCCATAAAAAAACCGGATGCAATGCAATAAATATGCACTATGCCGGCGCATAAGAATACGACGTCGCATTGTTTTTCCAATGTTATGAATGTGTATTCATTAAAATTCATAGTTCATTGCAAAACTAGTGCATATTTTGGTCGAAAAAAACCTGCCATTGGCAGGTTTATCAGCGTAACGTGAACCATTAATATTGTTTGGCTTCTTTCCACATGTTAAACAATTTATCCTGCTCAATATTTAAACTTACCGTTAGAAACTGCCATAATTCATCATTATCCAGACTGAACACCTGACTTTCGAGAATATAATTACGCAGCTTAACTAAGCTTTTGCCTGTATAGTTTTTTGACACAACACCTATCAGCGCGTCTTTATCTTTGCCTAATTCCAGTTCCGTCATGGTTAGAAACTGATACCTGCTCAGGTCAAAAGTCCCACTGCGTTTTAAAGCCAGTTTTTCTTCATCTGGCAGATATTTTTCAGGGTGCAAATGCCGGTCTTTCTCATCTTCTGTGAGTTCTCTTAACCTAATGTTTAAATTTGGTTTAGATTCGGATTGTTCTTTAACCCATTTCTCTGCCAATTCTGCTGATTCAAATGCATATGTGCACTCGTCTATATTGTTAAAATAATATCTCATCTTAGCCTCTCCTTAATTCTGACCATGATCTAATCTCTAGATTCCCGGATAAGATATAACCTCTGCCCGGTTGGACAATGCCGTATAATGCCTTTCGCTGCGAATCTTCGTTGCTTGTTGTCACTTCACCCATTAAAGCATTGTCAACCCATAACTCAGCCTGCCTTTTATTCGTATGCAAAAAACTGATAGCCAGGAAAATAGGCGAAGACGTCTGATTGACATATACAGTGCCATAAGCACGCCACGGTGTTACATCAACCCAGTCCTGATTCAATCCTAATCCAATTACTTGCGTATCAATAACGGCATTTCCGTCACCGTTAAACCAACAACTACCGGTTACAGCTCCTCTTAATATGAACTCTCTGGAAGTCTGCAAGATAGTCGCAGATCCGGCATTACCGGTGGTATTCTGATTGCCGGCTATATTTACACCGGGCAAATTAATATTCTGACTGCCGTCAAATGCAACTCCACCAATTTTCCGCGCTGTAGATAATTTGGAGGCTGTAGCTGCGTTACCTGATGTATCCTGATTACCTGGTTTATTTACACCGGGTAAATCTATATCTGTTTTTGCATTGAAGGTAACACCACCGATTTTACGTGCCGCAATCTGGCCTGCATATGTAGCTGTAGCAGCATTACCTGTAGTATCTTGGTTACCTCTGGTATTCACGCCGGGCAGATCAATATCTTGACTGCCATCAAACATTACTCCACCAATATATCGGGCAGTTGTTAATTTATCTGCAGTATTTGCCCGACCCGGTGTAGCTTGTTTAATTAATACTCTGATTGCATCTACAACTTGATGATTATTATTACTATTAAGCGAGAACCCAGC